TCTAAATCTGTTATATCTTCTATTGTTATTATATCGTCAAACGAGATAACGCACTCTCCAACTAAAAAGGAGGGAAAACCATTGAAAAGTGCGTATCTCATATTTCCATCTTTATATTGTGCTATTAACTCACAAATTTCAGATTATTACGATGTACTAAAAGTAGCATTTATCGCACCAGAACCTAGCTCAGAACCTAGAAAACTCATTTTCCAGTATCCTTTCTTATCGCAAAACCACGCTATTTCAGCACCAATATTGGTCTGATTGTTAGTCGCAGTAGTAGCGATTGCTAAGGCCGTGTGTGAACTTGCTACAGTTACAATTGCTCCACCAGATGTGGCAACTGATTCTGTCCATCTTTGAAGATAGGCAGGTTTACGAAGACCAGAAAGGCCATCGCCCATATTGGTTACAGGAACAGTAATTGTTCCAGCTTCGTAATAGTCACCACTAGTATTAGTGAATGTAATTGTTGAACCACCATCCGCTTGAGCTGAGAATCTGAAGACACATAATGTGCCAACTGTTGCTGATGGCAATGTCATGGACGCTGCCGTCCCATCACCATCATATAAACTCTCAACAATTTCTCCATCTCTCAATGCGAATCCTGTATCAGTTTTAGCGTCAGTTGTATCTGAAGCTACTCGTAAATCGAGGTCATCGTAAACGCCAGTAAGATAAGCAAGCTTATTCTTTATATACTTAGCGCTAACTAATTCAGCGTCTAGTTTATTTGAGCCATATAATGGATTAGCCATAATTTAACTCCTATTTCCAGACGGCATGGGATTCAGGCATTTGCCATTCCATACCAGCCTCAGTTTGAATTAAGTCCACTCTACGGTCTACACCACTATTTTCTAGAGTTTGCACTCCAACATAAATAGCTGTGTCACGATTTAATCCGTTACCAACAAGAGGTCTGTATGAACAATATCTCATGTTCACACCTAGCATCTTGACTGGTGAGCCGTCTAAGTGAACGTTACGAGCTACATTCATATCTCCATAAGGAGTTGTAAATGTAGTTACAGATACACCAAATGCATCTTTGCTTCCAGCACGTCCCATATCCCAGTTTGCACGAGCTTGGGAATCCCCAACCGTAGCTATTTGAGACATATTTGCACTCATATAACCACTAAGCTTATGTAACCAGTTGTAAACATCTGTACTTACAAAGAATAATGTTGCATTTGCGTTATTGTAACGGGGGTCTAAGAAATGAGACATATCATCCAAGAAATCATCTTGTGATTTTGAACCAGTTCCGCCCATACCAGAACCATCAAATACATTACCATAATTGATAATATAATCAAGAGCTCCTTGTGTATGAGTTACTCCGTTACCATCTGTGTATTGTGAACCAAATAACAAAGCGGTTTCAATATCCCACTTATGTTCTATTAATTTTTCTCTCCAAATACGAGCATACTCATTAGGTTCATACTTTGTAACAGTGGCACGAGTTGTGTTATCCATTGCCAACGAAGTTTTGAAAATCTGAGTAAGTCCATATCCAGTCGAGAATGGATTATCTTTCCATGTTTCTGGGTATCCACTACCCTGTCCAAATGAATTACCAACCACGTGTGAGCGAGCGCCTTCCAATTCAATCATTGTCATAGCTGCGAACTCTGCATCTGTAGTACCAGCGCCTGCAAGACTTTGGTCTTGAGTGCCTCCAGCACCCCAACCCGCTAACTCATTGTTAGTATCGGTATCGAGGTCTTTTACTACTACACATTTACAATCAACTGCATTGACATTAGCTGCTCTAGTACCAGTAGAAGTCTTTGTAGCTTCTTCAACACGAACAACAATGTAGTCTTTAACTGCTATAGATACTGCTTTTGAAGTAGTATCGTCTGTTGCTTGAAATGGTATCTTAATGAGCTGACCAGGAATGATAAATTCTGGTTGAGTTCCGTTGTCACCAACTTGAATTGAGTTAGATGAACCACGAACTTGACCAATGTTACCAGCACTCTTATAATCAGTCATAAACTGAAAATAATAAGTATCGCCTGGGTCAATGTTGCTTGCTGTAACTTCTGCTGGCGTAACAGCCAACCCTGCTCTGGATGTACCATGAGCAGTTACATATGCATATCGTTTATGGTAAGATGGACGTCGTTCCGTAAATTTGAACTGATGGTCGTCAGTTGGCTTTTTAGAAACTTTTGATAGCATTCTAAAAAACGGGTCTTGTGCTATTGCTAACTCAGATACCCTGTCGCCGAAGTTATACTTCCGCCTGAGGTCACCTGTGCTAAGCGCTGAACCCGCTATAGCTGAACCACTCTCAGTCAAACCCGAAACATCACCAATTTGAAATAAATCAGCCATGTGTCCTTCTCCTTGTAGTCTTATTGACTACTGTTATTGACTTAATTATGTATTAGACTATCCGCCTAATACGTTATCTAATGTTCGGTCAATACCCAGTATTTCTTCAAAGACTGAATCTTCTGGAGATTTTTGTGGCTCTGGTGAGCTACCCGTTGAAGCTAGAGATTGTGGTCGCTGTTGAACTTTCTTCATTTGGTTAGTAACCTCTTGATTTGCGCTCTGAGCGATTTGCTTTTCTCGTTGTCCCCTGTTCATAAGATAATAAATATCATCTAACTGCAAAGTTTTATTTTTTGCAAAACTAAGAAAGTTTTCCCATTGTTCTTCTGATAAATCGTATTTAGAGCGAAACTCAGATTCTTTTGTCAATCTTACGTTCTCATTTCTCTGTTTACCTAAAGCATCAGTAAGTCTCTTTTGGACTACTCCATCAATTGTTGCTGATAAAACTTTTGCTGAATCGGAATCAGGCTTAGACATAGCTTCATCTGGGTCAAACACAAAATCTTCATTTAGATTTAGTCTTTCTTTCATAGAAATCGGGGTTTGACCTCCACCCTCAAAATAGCCTCTCACATGAGAAACTAAGTTAGGGTCTTCTCTCATAGCATCGAGTATAGGCATATAAGGTTCAACTTCTGATAAGCGACCAGATAATCTTTTCGCTTCTCTACTTGAATCCGAATACCTTTTTTGCAGATTTTCAATATCCGCCTGTCCTTCAACAGGGCTCTCTTTTTCCTGTTGTTCTCTTAGAAACTGTTCTCCAGCATCCTCAAGAACTTGAGAGGTTGTCTGTTCAGATGAAGGCGGGGCATCTATAATACCACCATTTACCTGAGTATCTAAGGCCTCGAAAAACCCTTCGCTACTCATTCCGATAGCACTTTCTGGGGCTCCGTTTTCTGGAGCGTTACTTACTTGTACATTATCTTCCATAATATATCCTTTTTATGTTTAATTAAAGTTATTATTTTTCTTTACTACTGTCAAAGTCTTTTTTTGCATCTATTCTTGCTTCTTTTACAACCGATTTTACCTCTCTTGCAAGGTCTTTTTTAGCCATTTGTACCTCTCCTTGCATCATTCCCCTAAGAAGTTTTTGCTGAGCTTCGGTATCAAGGACTTGTTTTTTCATCTGAGTACTTGCTTCATTTACTTTCATCTTAATACCAGCTTGTACTAATTGCCTTTCAAGAGTTTCAATTGTACCCTCTTTATCTTTTATAGATTCTGTCATTTGTTCTAATTGTGATTGCAATTGAGAATATAAACTTTTTCTATCTACTAATTGTTTCTTATTTCTTATATCAGTTTCAGCTATCATCGCAATATCATCAATTAATCCAGCTTGGAACCATTTAAAATATTCTTCTAATAATGCCCATCTATTCAACGGTAATGTAGCTCCTGCTATTATTCTAACATCAAACTTCCCAGTTTCGTAATCCATCCATTTGCCAATTGCTTTACCATAATCATTAAATATAGGGATATTAATTCTAACTTCTCTATCTTCCGTCTGTTCTTTCCCAGCATCAGGCTGAACAATTCTAAATACTTTATCAATTTGATAATGTCTTTGAGATATCATTTGAAAACATCTTCCAAGATGCTCTAAAGCCGGTTCTACAATAGTAGACATCCACGATTTTAATCTTCTCGTCCCAAATTCATCATTTGCAAGTAGTCCCCTATAAGTCTCAGCTTGTTCCTGAGTAAATCCCATCATAGCTGATGGAACGCCAGAGATATACTCTGCATCAGATTTGCCTTCCTGAGTAATTGTATAAAAAGCATTATTAATAGGAGCTGGGAGTACAGGAGTAGGAGGTTGAAACCCCTGCCTGTACTTCAATAAAGCACCTGGGCTCGATGAATACTGTTCCCATTCTTCCTCATCCACAGAACCTTCTTCATATAACCATCTAAGATTAGAAGCTAAGTTTGCATTATGAACCATAATCTGATGAGCTTTATTAATTTCCTGTTGTTTACCAATCAAAGGCATTACTGCTGACATTGGATAAGGAGTCCCAGTATACAAATATGGAACAGGAACTATTGGGTATTCATTAATAGGTAATTCATATTCATATAAAAATACATCATCTCCAACACTACATATTAATTTAATTCTAGTCTCAAAAAAACTTACAAAATCTACAACGGAACTCTTGAATTGGCTACTTTTTATCATAGTCTCAAATTCTTCTTTCCTCATTACAACTTGTTCTACTTTTGTCATTTCTTCTTGAGCAATAGACATTAATTCTTGTTGCTTTTCTACAATTGAAGTCTCCATCATTTGCTCAGCTTTTTGTTTTTCTAAATCCGCTCTTTCTGGGATAATCTCTCCAGCCGCTAAAGATTCATCTATAGCCATAATTTTTTCTTGTAATTGGACAGAGACTTCTGCTTGAAATTCTTGTAACTGTACATCAACAGATTTCTTTAATTGATTTTCTTGGTCAGTAGTAAGAGGAACTCTAATAAAAGCATTTACAAAAGGAATTTTTATTTTACTATAATTTTCATAGTATGCAATAATTTCTTCCTCCTCACCTTTTGGATTTAATCCATAACTTACATCCTCAGGTTGTACAATCTTTGAAGACTCTAAATCTCTTTGAGTATATGATGAGGAATAATTAGTACTTGAATTAACTTTATTTATCTTTGCTGAATGTTGGGGGAATAAATTTTTTAATTGGGTTTTAGAAAGACTCTTTTTTACCATTATAAATGACGCATCTCTAAAAAGAAAATCACGACTAGTTGGGTCTACAAAAACATCATAAGGGTCTATCCTACTAAAAGTAACCTCTCCTTTTCCATGGTCTAAATCTTGGTCTACATCTATTAAAAAGTATCCCACTCCTTTTACTAGACTATCGAGAATAACTTGCCCATAAACTGAATTACCATTAGATAGATTCCAACAATAATCAGATATATCAGAATGAACTTGAGCAATATCTGTATCATCTCCAGTCGCTCCTACAGCTTTCCATCTAGGAGAATTAGCTGTAACAAAATATTTCATTATTTCAATAATAGGTAAAATTCTATTGATTGTAAAAGAAGGCATTCCAGATTCTTCTAAAGACTTCTCCTCATCCATAGTAAGTTGTTCATCAAGATAAAAATCATATCCTTTTTGACTTTTACTACGCCACTTTGACCTATCTGTACTATTTGCTCTGTCCCATAATTGTTTATTTATATGAGCTTTATTTTTTCTCCCTCTTTTCGCCATTATTTTTTATCCTTTTTTTTAGACATTACTTTATTTAAATCAACAGAATCTTCATCTTTTAAGAAATTAAATACACTTGGTACTGGTCCAAACTTAGTTCTTTCTTTTTCATACTTTTGTTGTGCTTTTTCTAGTTTTTCCCTTCTTTTTATATTCTCTATTTTTGCTTCGTATGCCCTAAATGCTTTAACAGCATCTTTTGTCTCATTCCCTAAAGTATAATCCTCACGAATTGGAGTCCCAAACCCAGTTCCCCCTAAGAAAGTATTAAGGACTTGTTGCATTTTTAAAATATTTTTAGGATTTGGATTAAGATTAACTGCATCTATTACCTCCCTCACATACTTCATACTGAAATCCATATCTCTTGATATAGGAGGTCTAGTATCTACTTGCGTTTTTCCAAAAAATTCATCAGATTTGTTTTGTTTTTTATTTTGTGCCATTATGCTACCACCCAACTTTTTGCTCGTTTCTTAGGTTTAAACCATCCCTTTTCTGACTCATTTGGCTTCATATTAGGCGGAAATGCGTGTAATTGTGCATAATAAAGGGTCTCAATTGTGTCATCATGGGCCATTTTGGGGCCGAAAGTAATGATTTCATTAGTTAAATCAAACATATTTTCCTTTAAATAGACATTTCCCGTACTAAATCTACCACTTAAACCACTATATATTCTATTTCTTTTGTTTGTTCCACCAGGTTTTTCTGGGATTACCCCAATATTATATTTATTCTCTAACCTTCTTCTTTCATTTAATGATTGGAAAATTGACCTATTCATAGCTACATCTTCTACAGTACTTGATACACAATGATATTTTTCATGCATATCCATTATATAATCAACAACACCCTTCTTTCCCATTATCTCTCCATTGTTATCCCTTGAACCTACAGTAGGAATACTACGATGTCTTTCATACTCTAATACATATAATTTATTATTAGGGTCAATAGCAATTGCCATTATAACTGAGAAATCAGAAGTCTTTGTATCAATATCTGTAGCAGGGTCACAACCCAAAAATGTATTACAAGGAAGTTTCTCACCGTCAACGTGAATGTAATTAACCCCATCCTCATTCTCGTAATATCCTTCCCAATGTTTTATATGTCTTCTATTCCATACTGAATCTTCTTCAGATTGGACTTCCATCATATATTCTTGGTAGAACTTTTGGGATTGACCACTATCGTAGTAGAATTTTTTCTTTTCTTCTAATTTCTCTTTTGAGAAAAATGATGGCCAAAGTGGAGTTCCATCTGGCAAAATTGCCTTATAAGTTATCACTCTCCACGAAAAGTCTTCACCGCTTTTCTTAGCTT